TGATCGCCGTGGATTCCGTTCGGGCCTTGGTGGCAGTCTTCGTGGCATAAGGGAAGCACCAGGAAGTTACCGGCGCGCTGTGCGCCTCCTTGGCCCGTTCTGATGTGGTGGACGTCGGTCTTGCTCTCCTGCTTCCGGTCGAGCAGGTAGCAGCAGATACAGGACATGCCGGCGACGCGCCCCATGTAGTCGCTTTCGCGCTTCGTGGCTCGATGCTTCATCGGGCGAGATCCAGCAGCGCAGCGAAGGGATTGGGCGCGATGCCCTTCTTGAGCGCATAGCGGGCCCTGTAGACCTGCCTGTTTTTAGCGTAGTGGCGTTGCCACGTCGCGCTTCGGCGCTTCTTCTTGCTCGGCGGTTTTGCATCGGGTCCGCTGCCGGCCGTCCAGATCGCCGGCACTAAGCCGCTGCCGTTCGGCTCGGACCATCCGCAGATACGCACCAGCCCTTGCTCCTTCAGCGCGCGCAGGTTGTAGCGAATATTGTGCGGAGTGATTGGCACATAGAATGCCAGATCGTCGGGCGTGAGCTGCTGGTCTTGCAACAGTGCGAGGATCGCGCGCCGATTCGCGTAGCGCTTCGAATCCGGGCCAGGTGAGTTTCTCTTGTTCATGCTGCCAATCCTTCATATCCCGGATCTGCCGCGATCCGAATATCGTTGTCTGCCGCCCATGCGAGCGTGTATTCGATCAGGCTGTTAAGCCGCTTGACGCCCATCTGCGCCGAACTCTCGCGGATGTTGCAGAACTCGCCTTCAAGGCCGGGAATCATGTCCGAGCCGATGCCAGTCGCAACCGCGTGTCCGCTGATGAAAAGCGTTTTCCATTGCACCGCTGTCAGGCGTCGGCCGTGGAACTCGGCTTGGTCCGCGATCTGGCTGAATAGCGAATGGAGCAGGGCGTTCTGTCGGACGGTGCGCGTAGGTTCCTGCAGCACCAGCACATGACCGTCGGGGCGGCTGTGTACCGCGTCTGCCGCCAGGCGTCGGTTCGTGCGATTGAGAAAGATCGTGACCTTATCCATGTCACGCCCTCGCGATCATTACAACGCACTCGCCGCCCTTGACGATCGGCCCGCGCGTCACGAACAGCTCGTCGATCTGCTCGTCGTCATCGAATACGCCGGCATGTTCCAGCGCGTCATTGAGCGCCTTGAGGCGGTTGTCGAGGTCTGCCGCACGTCGATCGCGCATGGAGAGCTTGACGGCCATGAACAGGCGCGAGGAACCGAACTTGATCGCGTTGTGCTCGGCGACGATCTCGGCGACGCGCTGGCGGAAGGTCTTGCCTTCCTGGCTGATATACATCCCCTTGGGCGACTTCCTCCAATACGAATTAACGGATGGTGGAAGGGGGAGCGTCAGGAACTGCGCAACCCCGGATAACTCGTTTTGGCCTGTCATGTTGTTTTCTTTTCGCTACGGATAAACGCCCACAATTCCTTTTTCGCCGTCTCGGCCGCTTGATCGCCGGCCTTCTGCCGCACTCGCTCGACGATCTCGCCGGCTCTCACGTACTGTCCGCGTCGACCGTCGCGCACTGCTTCCATGAAACGCTCTAAGCAGTCTTGCTGCGTGCTCATTGGAGGCAGATGGAGTTGTAGTCCACCGTTCTACGGATGATGTAATGGCGCAGCAGGGGAGCCAGCCAAGGATCGATGCAGGCAACTTCCATGTAGGCGTTGGCTAAGATGGTGATCGAGGTGGACATGGCGGTTCTCTGGTTACTTGATGTCGAGACGTTGGCCGCGCACTAGGCGGCAGCCGGGAACTTCGAAGCCGTCTTTCAGGGCGGCCGCGATCAGATTCTTGTCAGGCGCAGGAGCGGGCGGAAGCGGCTCCGTCTTGTAGTTCGCCGGGATCAACGCTTCGTCGTCGATCGCGACGCTCGGCGGATTCAGCGCGATCTTGATCTTGAAAAACGGCGTGTCGATCTTGTCGCGGCCGGCCAGTTGCAGCCCGTCGAGCAGGTACTTGCGGATGCGTGCTGCGCGGTTTTCCATCGCCTTTGCGCGCTCGGTCATCGCCTTTGCGTGCTCTTTGATCTGCTCGGCTGTCGCTTCCAGGTTGCGAGCGACGAAAGCCGTGTTCATCGCCTTCGTTTCCAGATCGCCGCTGATCGCTTCCAGCGTGTCGGCGAACGTCTGGTCATCCAGATCCAGGTCGACCAGCTTCGCGGCATCGGCGCGGTACTCGCTGGCAATTTCGAAGAGATTCATGCTTCACCCCGTTCGAGGAGCATTGCGTCGGCCATATCGAAGGCAAGCTTTGCGGTGAGTGCGAAGCCTTCGGAGTTTGGGTTCGGGCCGTTCCAGCTTGCAAACCATCCTTGAAGCGCCTTCGCCGCGAAGTAGTCGCGCAGCGTCATGCCCTTCTGCCCTAACTTGAAGAAGGGGTCATTTGCATCTGCCACAGTGTGTTGCATGGGGAAGGCCGCCCCTCCGGTGTCCTTGTCGCTCATTTCGGCTCCGTTGTTATCCGTTCAATGCATCCGTTTATAGATAATACCGCGAAAATATCCGATTACTGGATCACTTACGCATAAAATTTAGCTATTGCGGATGACGCCTCTTAGTATCTTCCGCGTGCGCTCAAGCTCGTCGCGCTCGCGCAGATCGAGGATCAGGCGCAGCGCATCACGACGCATGGTGCTCTCTGCGATGTCGATCTCAGCCTGGCGGATCTGCTCGCGGATCACGTCGAGCGGAACCTGCGTAACCGGAACGTGCTCGAATGCCTGAGCTCGAGCTGCGGCGCTGTCGATGTCTGAGAATAACTTGTTCATGATTGCTCCAGTTTGCCGCGCCACTCGAAGCCATCGTTCATAATGGCCTGTGCGCTAGGGTGATGTTTGCAGGACTCGGCGCCTTCTGGCGTCAGTGCGGTGCGGCTCCAGCGCGAGCCTGTCCACCACGAATACCACTTCACTAGAATGCCGTTCTTTCGCAGCCTTACTTCGTATGCGCCGACATGAACAGGCGTAACATGCTTCGGAAACCACTCACTTTCTGCTCCCATGCTTTTCCCCTATGCGCCGCCAGCTAGGCCAGCGGCGCGTTGTCGTTATCAGAACGGGATCGAATCGTCGTCGAATTGATCGCCGGCCGGTGCGGGCACATACGACTGCTGCACTGCCGACTTCTTCAGCGGACGATCGCGCAGGGCGGCAACCAGCAGGGGCAGTTTCGTCGGGCTCGTCTTGCGATCGAGGATTTCTGCAGCCGTCAGTTCGGTATCAGCCTGGAACACTGCATTGAGGCGCGCGCTCCAGCCGGTTCCGCTGCCGTCGCGCTTCTCGTATTCCTCCATTGCGAGCAGGATGCCGATCGGCTTGTTCAGCAACTCGGCGAACTGTGTGAGCGTCTTTTGGACGTTGCCGCCGACTTCCTTGTCCCATACCGTCGAGACGACTTGCGCCGGCTTGATGTCGCGTACACCGATGACGGTCATAAGCGCCATCAACGTGCCGTAGTCGCCGAGCTTCTCGCCGTCCTTCTTAATCGTGTAGATCGAGAAGTTCGACTTCTGGCCTTCGTTTGTCTCGAAGGTGAACGCGATACCGCGCGTGCCGCTCGCCGCGGTGATGTCCTCGGCGCGGGTGAACTTGCCGACGTACTTGCCTTTCTCGTCGATAAAGCTGGTGCGCTGCTCGGCCTTGCGTGCTGCTTGCGCGGATTCGTTGTTGAGTGCGTACATGTGCGTTCCTTTGGTTCGCTTGGTTAGGCCGTAGCCAGTTGGGTGATGCCGTAAAAATCGGTGATTGCTGCGTCGACTGCTGCCAGGTCGTTGTCGACGTGATGCTCGGCGAACATGTCGATTGGCGACTTGCAGGTGTCGGAGCCGTTGTTTTGCGTGCTGAAGATGTGCCGGCCGTTGATCAGCGCGGCGCGAAGAACGATCGTGAACAGCGATTCGACCGGGCATTTTTCGTCGAGCATCTTGCCGATCGTGCGGGCCCGGATATGCCCGAGCTCGTCTGTCGACACATGGCCGAGGAAATACACGCGCACGTCGTCAGGGAGGACCGATGCGGACATCATCACGTCCCATGCGCTCTTTCCGATCTCGCTGAACTTCTGGAACCCGGTTTCAGCGCTGCGGCGCATGAACTCGTTTGTCATCATCAGATTCCAGTCATCGAACACGACGACCTTGCGCTGCGTCTTGCTCATGAGCGTGATGATCTGGTCGGCCTTGTCGGTGACGAAGATGTTGCCGGCCGGGTTTTCCTTCGTGCGGTACGACCAGCCTTTGGCGCGGAAGGGCAGCGGCTTCTTAATGGTCTGAATCAAAAGGGTCTGCGCCGGATCGAGATTGCGCATGGAAGTGCTCTTGCCGGTTCCGCTCTCGCCCAAAATCAAAGTTGCGATGCTCATTTGCTTCTCCTGTTCGCTCTTGCTCGTAAAGTTGCTGTTCTTCGCATTCGATTTGTTGCTGCCAGTCGGCGCCGCTCATGTCAGCAACCGAATGTTTTCGTGTGCCGCCCAGGCGCTGCCGCCGAAGCAAATCAGTGCGGCGATCGCCCAATCAATTACGGTTCGCATGGCTGATCTCGTCGATCTGGTCACGCAGGACGCGCGCACGGTTCACAAGGAGGGCAAGCCAGCCATCGGCGGCGGCTTCGG